TAAGGATTGCTAGAGCACCCCCAACTCCTGCAGAGTCCATACCTGCATCAATCAATTCATCAATGAACAACAAGTTGATTGGATGATATAAACTTTCCCATACATCACGGAACGCCCAGCTTAGACTTAAAATAAGTCTATTGCGTTCACCTCTACTGAGATTATCAAAGTCTAAATCCTGCCCGAGCTGTGTAATCTCGACGTTTAGATCGTTTAAAAACTTAACTTGATGCGGCAGTCCTGCTTTATTTAGATAGTAACTAAGGCGTTTATTTAGATATGCAAGATTCTGATCAATAATTTTCTTACGGATAAAGCTATCCTTGCTGGTTAACAGTTTGTGTAAGAACTCCATATGGTCTTTGACACTTGTTAATTCATTAACTGTGTCCCACGTAATCTCTTGCAAAGCAGTTTTTCTTAACTCGTCCACTTGTTCAGTGTAAGGATTTAATTCTACTTGCTTGTCAGCAAGTGCTTTGCTCAAACTTTCAACATTGTTTTTATGATTGTACGCTTGTTCTGCACTATCATAATAGGTAGAAGGTCTTCCATTGATGTCGCCAATGTCAGATAATTCTTTTAAAACTAGATTAAGGTCTGCTAACACTTTGTCTTGATACAATATTGAATCAGTCAAGTGCTTGGCAGCAGTTTCTTTCATCTCATCATGCTTGTGATCATGCAGTTCTTGTTCACATGCGGGACATTTTTTACTATCAAGTTGTTCTAACTCTCTAGTATACTTCCCAACAGTCTTTTCTGCTTGCCCAACAGCAGTCTCAAGTGTTGCTTTTTGTTTGTTTAAGGAACTAATTTTAGCTGTTAGTTCGTTATACACCTTGAGTCTAGAATGTTTTTCAATTTCTCCTTCGATATCAACAGAGCGCAATTCGGCAATCGCTGACTGATAGCCGGCGCAATCTTGTTCTCGTTTGGACTCCCATGCTTTACTTTTAGTAGAGAGGCTGTCAATTGATTGTTGGACTTTTTCATTACTACTCCTTATACTGTCGATTTTAAAAGTTTCTGCTTGAATTTGATCTTTAATTTCTTTTACTTGAACTTTAAGTAATTCTGCTTTCTCACTTAACAATGTAATGCCAAGCAATTGCTCGATAACTTCTCGTTGATCGTTTGCTCGCATACTTAGAAATGGTTCAGTATATGTGTTTAAGGCCACTAGGTGCTTAAACATTGTTTGACTCATGCCCAATAAGGATTCAATCGCCTTTTGCGTTTCACGACTGTCCCCTTGTGCGTCATCATCTGCTTGTGAATCGTCTTTGATCTCTACGTGGTCAACATAAAATTTTAAGAAGTTTGGTCTTCGACCTCTTTCAATTTTATATTGTCTTCCATTAATTTCAAATTCACATGTGACAACTAGATTTTTACCGTTTGTCTTGTTGATTAGATTTTCTTTTTTGATCTTGGTCAACGCTTCGCCATACAATGCATAGCATAAAGCATTGATGATTGTTGTTTTTCCAGTGCCATTACGACTACCACTGTCATCGCCGCCCAAGTCTACGTTCTCACCCAACACCAAAGTTAAATGATTCTTATCAAAATCCACGGCTTGAGTCTGGTTGCCCACACTCATAAAGTTTTTTACTGTTATTGTTTTTAGTTTAAACATGAAGTCCGTTATAAATGCTTAATAGAGTATTGTTATTATATGTGCCAGTCTCTAAGGCAACAATCTGTTCAGCGACAATTTGATCTACACTTTCAAATTTAACATCGGTGTTTTCATCAATTAGTCCTTCCAAGTTATCCTTCTCTGTTATCAAACTTAGTTCTCGAATATCATGCTCTTTCATAAAAGTTTCTTTGATGAAGTTAGCTTCCTCAAAGGTAATATCAATGTCAAGAGTAACACGTAAGTACATCTTACCCTTCATTATACTATCTTTTTCATCAAGAAGTCTACTTAATTTTACAGAACGATATTTAGGACAGTCAGGCCAATCAATATATTCAGGAGGCTTATCCCATTCCAACAACATCATACCACGCATGTCATCCCAACTGTCAGCATAGTTGTGCGGAAATGCATTGCCAATGTAATGAACTTTGTCTTTGCTTTGTCTTTTATGGAAGTGACCACTAAAAACATAGTCCTGATGTTTAAAGTGAGTGGGCTGTAGTTCTCCATGGTCAGGCATTTGCACCATAGCGTTCATATAAAACAACGGTAGTTCAAAGTGCCCAAATATGTATTTGCTTTTGATTTTCTCAATGCTCTTCCACTCGTCGCCCACTAGCCAGGGAAGTATAGTAACATTTCCTTCTGTGAAAGCATGATTAACCATGTTGATATTTGGAAACAGTCTGCCATATTCTAAACTATGTAGATCTCGTTTGTCCTTATAATATTGATCATGATTGCCTGTAATAATGTGTACAGTATCAAATGCACTGTTAAGTTTTTCTAGTGCATTTACTGTATAATTCATTGTACTAACGTCAGTTGTTGAGCGATTATGATGCCAATCTCCTAAGAAAATGCAAGTTTCTGCACCCTTTTCCTTAGCAGTAGCAATAAACCAATCAACAAAATCAGCACAATCTTCATTGTGTGTACGACTATTACTCTTCAACCCAAAATGGATATCAGTAAAACAGGCTGCTTTCTTAAAAAGATTTGTCATTCAGCTTCTTCCTCTGGAGTATCTTCACTTTTTGCTTGTCGCATTCCCTTATACAAGGCAGCTTGACGTGCCGTTTCTTCTGCATATTCTTGTTGATTCTGTCTTGTAAAGCTAGGAGTTAACCCACTTTCTTCTAACATATCGTCACGAATATTTTGCATACGTTTCTCAATATTGAGCACACGGGTAAAGCTATTTGTTACTGCGGCAGTGTAGTAGGCAAATGGATTTTCAGACTTGGATTCATCAAACTGTAAGCCAATTTGACTTAGCTGTAGAATAGCCTGTCCTTTCATTTCTTCAACATACGTATACCCACGCCAATTGCTTCTTTGAGCATATCTATCAGCTAGCATTAGATACATTTTGCCAAGCTCTTCAGTAATTCTTCCGTGTTCTTTGGAAAACGTTCCAGTCTGTAAAGGACCCTTCCAATGACTTTTTCCTACACATATCAGTACATCATTAGCATCGAATGCCCAATGTTGATAGGGAGGAAAATTGCATCTTTCATGAGCGTCAGCTGTGCTTTTTACCGTCTTCTTGCGTCCAGGCGCAAGCGGAACATGTTCATGAGTCATGATTCTAAAAACTAAATCAGTTTTTGGAACTTTTTTGTAATCAATTATGCAGTCAACTAGTTTAACGTCCTTAATACCTTGGGCTTTATTTTGTTGATATAACCTAGTGCCTAATCGTTTGGCCCTATTACGCTTGGCTTCTGCAACAGTTCTTACATTGATTTTATCAACAGAAGGTAAAATTAAGTCATAATCTTCATATTCTGGACCCATAAATGATCCGTATGTGTTCTTGCTCTTGTGTATCTGTAACAGTAGGTCTTTGTTGTTAAGATATTTGTTTCTCTTTACAGTCGTTATTATCATTATTGTTATAGACTCCTAATAACTATATTATAAACTACCTACATAATTTTGTCAAATAAATATGTAGGGAGAATATTCAAATGAGTGATTTCAGTTTTACTAATCTTGCGGCATCGGCCCAGGAAATATGGGGTTCCGGACAACTTACTAACGGACAGTCTATTATTAGGACTGCCGCGGCAGATAAGGTGTTGAACTCTACGGTCAAAGTTAGTTTTACCTCCCAAGAAAGACAAGCGAGTTTAGAAAGTAGAGTATATTTGAAAATTCCTAATCAGTATTGGCCTGTCGGATCTATTACTCAAGTTTTAGATAGTAACCCAACAGGGTCAAATCCAGGTGCATGGGCAGGAATTTATTTTCCAGTAACTCCTACTGTAAAACAAGACACCAAAGTAAATTGGAATCCAGCTACCATACAACATAGTAATTATGCAGTTTATTCTTATCAGAACACAGATGTTGGAACCATAAGTGTGTCTGGACAATTTCCAGTACAAAATAGACAAGAAGCAGTTTATTGGCTAGCAACTGTGCATGCCTTGAGAGCTATTACAAAAATGCGTACAGGCAATGACTCACTATCTGGATCACCACCTCCAGTTTGTCGATTTAATGCATACGGAGCAAACGTTTATGAAAACATTCCTGTGGTAGTAGGTGGATTTAGTATTGACTTACCCAATGATGTAGATTATATTACTGGATTTAACTTTGGCAATAGAGTTAACAAAGTTCCTACATTAAGTACAATATCAATGACATTAATTCCTGTTTATAGTAGACGAGAAATGTCCAACTTTAGTGTGGACCAGTTTATATCTGGAGCGTTGGATGGAAGAGGATATCTATAATGAATGAATACAAATATGGTGAATATTCACCATATAAAAATACACAGCTAACTGATTTTTATCTTGATGTTTGGACACCAAGGGAAATAACAATGGCACTTGACGATACACTGGTTGAACTGCCATCTCAGTACGAGTATCGTCCAGACTTGTTGGCTAATGATGCATACGGGGATCCTAAGTTGTGGTGGGTGTTTGCCATGAGGAACCCTGAAGTAATTAAAGATCCAATTTACGATTTAGTTGCTGGAATAAAAATTTATATTCCACAAAGATCACAACTGTTCAAAGACTTAGGAGTTGCATAATGTCTCTTCAACGAGCAACAACTGGTTCAACACTAAAAGAGCTTGGCACCAATCTTTTAAACAATATAATTAGAAGCGCATCCTATCCAGGAGAAAATATACTGCATGATTATAGAACGTTTAATTATAGAGTAACATTTGCAGTAGTAAGTCCTGAAGAATTAAAATCAGGATCTTACAAGACTGCTGGATTTACTAATGTTATATTTTCTAGCCACGGAAAAGGAACCGGTGCACCAAAAGGTTCAAAGTCTCAAACACTTAATAATTTGCAAAATATTATTAACACGCTTAATCAATCTGCTAATGCAAACTATGATTATTATTTAGAAGACTTGTATATTAAAAACTTTGTAGGCAAGTCAAGAGATTGGACTACTGAAATACGATTAAAAATTGTTGAGCCATATAGTCTTGACACTTTTTTAACAAATATTATTACCGCGTTAACTGTTAAAGGATATAAGAATTTTGACAAATCAAATGCTTTTGTTTTAAAAATTGATTTTGTTGGATATCACGAAGATTCTACACAACCAGAATTAATACCTTATACAACAAGATATTATCCAATGATTATTACACACATGGAAGCCAAGCTAACACAGCAAGGTACCACGTGGGAGATTAAAGGAGTTCCAGTCAATCAAACAGGAACTTATGACGATTCTAATAAAATAAATCAAGAAATAAATGTGCAAGGAGTAACTGTTGGGGAAGTTATAAAAGACTTAGAACTTTCATTAGAGAATATACAAAAATCAGCCGAAGAAAAAACTAAGTACAAACTCAATCGATATAAAATTGTATTTCATGATGAAAAAGGAAACGTAACTGACAATAGTGAGTTCGCCAAAGCCCAAATGTTTGACATTTTTAAAGATGCGGCAAATAAAGAATTTACTAAAACATCATATATAACTGGCACTGTGCAAGTAGGAGAACAACCTGAAAATCTTAAAGCAACATTGACCATACCAGGGTCCTTAGGCTTAACAAAAATAATTGATGCAATTATTCAAGATAGTTTATACGTTACTGAAAAAATTAAAACTCAATTCCAAGGTGACTTTAATAAAGGCGGATGGATTAACTGGTGGAGAGTAGTGACTAAAGTAGAAAATCAACCGGATGATCGGCATGACACTGCTAGAAATATCACTCCTAAGATAATAACATTTCAAATAATTCCTAGGAAAGTACACTACACAAAACTGTCATCAATCTTTGTTCCAACATACAAGCCGCCTGCATCTGATTATGAAGGTATGACTGCTAGAAGATATGAATGGCAGTATACTGGTAAAAATAAAGACATATTGTCTTTCAATTTAAATTTTAATCAAATGTGGACAAAAATTATTACAGGTAATTATGTAAGTACAGACGTACCAGGTGCCGCTGGCGGACAGCAAACTGAGCAAAAAGTAGTTAGTCCTGTTGCTATCGCTACTGGTACGTTAGTTCCAACCCCTGCTGATGGAATTTCCAGCAATACAACACCAAATCCAAATAGTGATAGACAAGAGATTGCAGTTAAAGGTGCTAATCAGCCTGATCCTTTGTTTACTTTGGCAAGAGATATAAACTCCTTGATGAATAATCCGTATGAGAACGTTGAACTTAATATGGAAATATTAGGAGACCCAATGTGGTTAGGAACACAATACATTGATGATGGAAACAAAATAGATGGTGAAAGCACATTGTTTACTGTTGATGGCGGAATTGCGTTACGATCAGTAGATCCTGTTTTGCGAGTTATTGCTTACGCACCAAAAGATTTTAATTCTCAAGGATTTTTAACATCGGGAGAAGCCAACGAAGACAAGGCTCTATCAAGATTAAGTGCATACTACACTGTGAGAGAAGTAGAAAGTACTTTTTCAAATGGAATCTTTAAACAAAAATTAATTGGTACAAGGAACGTTTCACAAGACTTGGCTGCATCACAAAAAATACAGTCTTTTACAGATAGGTTCACGTTGAACCAAATTAACTTGACAATATAAGGAAATACAATGGTAGGTCCAAATAAATTATTTGAATGGAGAGTTGATGATCGTGCATCATTATATTCTGCATCATATCAACGAGCTAACGTTGGAAAATTTTTAAATTTTTCTATACAAGCAGATGGCAACTTTGCAATTAACGTTAACGGCGCGGCAGCAATTGTGCCGCAGTTGGCGCAAGTTGCGGCAATTATACAAGGCATATTAGGAATATTTGGTTTAGAAACAGACAGACCAGAACCAGCACCACAATTAAAAACCATCACAATTGATCCAGGCGTGACATTGGCAACACTTTTTGGAGCAAGTCAAGGAGTTAATATACTAGTACAAATTTTAAAAGGCAAGATACAGGCAATTAAAAATTATGTTGAATCAGCAGTTACTAGTATACAAAATTTAATACAGTGTGTTTTAAAGAATCCTTTACTGGCTGCGGCACTCCTAGCAAAAATTATTAGACAAGGTTGGATACCGTTTCCTGAACCAATTAAGAAAGCACTGATTGCGGCAAGAGATGCCATTAATAAAATTTTAGGATTAAATTTAATAATTTACAATCCGTTGGCTGAGTACATAAAAAGATTGGTTGAGTATTTGAAATTTAAATTCCCACCACCAATATTGTTACCGTTTATTCCATTCATACCTGGATGTAGTCCTGCATTCTATTCAGGAAGACCACCGTTGTCGTTGTTAAATCAAGAACCAATTGATGTGCAAGTACAGCCACAGACAATTACTACTCCTAATGGGTTTACGTCTAAAATTAATTTGAATGTTCCAACATTTGCACTTGATGTCGGCCCAGGAGGAAATCCAGACCTAGCATTAACAGAAGACCAAGTACAAAATTTATTAGGAGGATATGATCCTTATAATTTGTTTACGGCAGGAATACCAGCAGTTGAACTTGACTCAGGTTTGAATGTGGTAAACTTTCCAACTCAAACTTCAAATAATTCTGCTACAAGACAAGTTCAGGATCAGTTAATTTCTGCAAGTAATAAAGTTGCAAATGACATCACAGTACTGAACAAAGATTTATCTAGAGCAGGATTTATACCAAGACCTAGTCCGTTAGATGACTTGCTGTGTGCTCCAGGAGAAAGTGGTAGATAATGGAACTAAAAAATAGTACGCAACAACCTTCAATATCTGGTTTAAGTAATGGACCATATATTGCTCGTGTAGTAGGTCACAATGATAGTACTCGAATGGGAACATTAGAGTGTGTGATTTTGCGAAAAGGTGGAGCCGGCCAAGAAATAGCAGACTCTGTTAGGGTGTATCCTAGATATGCCCCACACTTTTTTGGCTATACTGCGTATGAAGCAACAGATGGAAATCTACGTAACGCTTCAAGCTCACAACAAAGTTATGGCATGTGGTTTGTGCCGCCAGACATTGGTACAAAGGTCATTATTATTTTTATTGAAGGTGACAGGGAACAATGTTTTTGGCTAGCATGTGTTCCTGAGCCAGGCGTTAATCAAATGGTTCCAGGCATTGCCGCAAGTCAGTACGCAGAATTAACGCCACAAGAAAAAACTAAGTTAGGTTTTACTAGTGACACCGCAATCGTTCCTGTAGTTGAAGTTAACAAACGTGTTCAAGGTAGAGACAATTCTAAGCCTGATATTGTAAAAAAGGCTATGCATCCTTTTACACTTCGACTTGCTACACAAGGTTTATTAAAAGATCCTATAAGAGGAACAACAACTAGCAGTGCAAGACGCAGTACAATCAGCAATGTATACGGAATTTCAACACCAGGACCTGTTGTAGTGGGTGGTAAACAGTATCGATTTGGAACTGAAAAAGATCCAATACCCGCCTACGTTGAACGTGAAGGCGGAACACAGTTTGTAATGGATGACGGATACATTGGTAAAGATGAAAAAACTAAAAAAGAAGGTATTATTGACGAGTTAGTTAGACTTAGAACCCGTACTGGACATCAAATACTTTTACACAATTCTAGTGATTTAATTTACATTTGTAATAGTAGAGGAACTGCTTGGTTAGAATTTACTAGTGATGGAAAAATTGATATCTATGCTGCCGATAGTATAAGCATACACAGTGAAAATGATTTTAATTTTAGAGCTGACAGAGATATCAACTTTGAGGCAGGCAGTAATGTTAACATAGTTGCGGCACAAGGCTCTATGCATTTTGAAGCATCAGGATTGATTGAAGGGTTTGCTGGATTAGATTGTAACTGGACAGCGGCTAATCACTTCAATGCTAGTGCGCTAGGACGTGTTCGTTTAACTTCAACTGGCGCAAGTACTAATCCAACACAAGCTGGACCATTATCAGGCATTGATTTATATTCAGTACTTGGTAATATCAACATGTATGCAACGACTGAACTTAAGATGCAGACACTCACCGAGTTTGATGTAAAATCAGGAGTAGCAACTAATTTTATTTCTGGTGCAAGTACAACATTTAAGACAGCAGGATCTTTTAACGTGGACACTGTTGGTGGTAACTTTATTAACGCTGGCGGAGCAAACGTGTTCACCGCAATTGGCAGTCACATTGAAAGAGCTACGTTGATAGATATGAACGGTCCAACGCCTGCCCCAATATCTCCTTCTGCCGCAACTGATTTAGCATTTGCTTTAGATGCGCTATCAATACTGCCAGAGGCGGCAACCAGTGTGGTCACGCTGGATAGATTTTCTCTTTCAGGAAGAACTGCTGATAAGAACGCAACCAGTGACATGCAAAAGGGTTGGGAAAATAATAATTTTTATGCTGGCACTAAGATTAGTAGTATAATGCGTCGTGTTCCAACACATGAACCATGGGACGATCATGAAAATATTAACCCAACGGCTTATAAGCCTGAAAAAACAGGAAGGGATGGACCAATATAATGGCTATTAAAAAATTAGTAATAAAACCAACTGCTACAACTATGAATTATGGGGTGCGTACTGCACACATTTATAAAGGATTCAGCAGTGCAAAAGCTTCACAAAATTTTAAAACTTACGACATTGAATGTATTAGACAGGACATCATAAATCATTTTAATACAAGAAAAGGTGAACGAGTGATGAACCCAAACTACGGTACTATCATATGGGACGCCATTTTTGAACCATTAACTGAAGACCTTAGAAATTCAATATCAGATGATATCAAACAGATTATTCAAAGCGATCCGAGAGTCATTGCTGAAGATATCAAGGTTGATGAGTTTCAAAGTGGAATATTATTAGAAATAACATTGAGATATCAAACAAATAATTTGTCATCTGTTCTTAAACTGACCTTTGACAAAGAATTAGGTTTGATCACTGAGTAATTAAGTAAGCATATTTTAATTACGATAAATATGAATATCGGAGATTGACGAAGAATGGCTAGCACAGAAAGACAAAATAATTTATTAGTTGGCGAGGATTGGACGAAGATTTATCAAACGTTCCAAAATGCCGACTTTAAATCCTACGATTTTGAGACGATTCGTCGTAGTATGATTGAGTACCTTCGTCAAAACTTCCCTGAAAGTTTTAACGACTACATTGACAGCAGTGAATATGTTGCTCTAATAGACATGATTGCGTTTCTAGCGCAAAGTTTGAGCTTCCGCATTGACTTAAATGCACGTGAAAACTTTTTAGACACTGCACAAAGACGAGACAGTATTTTAAAACTGGCAAAGTTGATTAGTTATAATCCTAAAAGAACGCAATCTGCTAAGGGATTATTAAAAGTCAACTCTGTAAGTACAACAGATAATCTTGTTGATTCTAACGGAACAAACCTTGCAAATAGAGTTATTTCTTGGAACGACACAACAAACAGAGATTGGTATTCACAGTTTACATTAGTGATGAACTCTGCAATGGATACTGCTGTTTTTGGAAAGCCAAATGCTAGCAGATCAATTAATAGTATCCCTACAGAACAATATAATTTAAGAACAAATACAACAGATGTGCCATTGTTTACATTTAGTAAAACAATTGGAGGAATTCCAATGTCATTTGAACTTGTAAGTTCTAGCATTATTAATAGAACTGACATTGGAGAAGAGCCCCCAACATTAGGCGGGACGTTTGGTGTAATGTACAGAAATGATAACAAAGGAAGCTCTAGTGCCAACAGTGGTTGGTTTGTTATGTTTAAAGAAGGTACACTACAAAATTCTGACTTCTCTTTAACAAACCCAGTAGCTAATGAAATAGTGGGCGTTGATATTCAAAATATTAACGATACAGATGTTTGGCTATATGAAATTGATGCCAATAATACTTTGTCAAATTTGTGGACAAAATTAGATAGCGTTACAGGCACTAATGCAATTTACAACAGTGTAAAAAATAAAGTTAAAAGTTTTTATAGTGTTAATACAAGAGAAAACGATCAAATTGATCTAAACTTCAGCGATGGCGTTTTTGGTAAACTTCCTAACGGAAATTTTAGACTCTATTATAGAACAAGTAATGGTTTAAGTTATGTGATTAGTCCACAAGATTTAGACAATGTACAAATTAGATTCCCTTTTATAAACAGAGATGGTCAAGCACAAACATTGACTATGAATTTAGGACTGAAGGGCAGTGTATCAAATAGCGCCGCATCAGAAACTAATGACAGTATTAAACAAAAGGCTCCACAAGTATACTATACACAAAATAGAATGATTACTGGGGAAGATTATAATATTGTTCCTTTAACAAACAACCAACAAGTTGTTAAAGTCAAAGCAGTTAACAGAACATCTTCTGGCATCAGTAGATATTTTGAATTAACTGATCCAACAGGTCGTTCTAGCTCAATTAATTTGTTTGGTACAGATGGCGCACTGTATAGGAATGATTATACAACAAGCTTCAACTTTAAATTTAATACTAAAAACGAAGTGTTTGGTATTATGAAAACTGTTATTGAACCGTTGCTTGCAAAAGAGTCAACAAGAGATTTCTATTATCAACAATTTGATAGATTACAAATAGGTGAGATTGGAGCCAGCTGGCAGAACGTGTCAGTGTTGCCTAACCTTGCAACAGGTTATTTTAAAAGCAATGCAACATTACAAGCAGTTGGTATTGGACAATACACACAATCAACATTGCGTTATATTAAATCAGAAGCACTTGTAAAATTTGCCCCTCCAACAGGAAAATATTTTGCCCCTAATAATACTATAACATCAATTAAGACTAAGAATACTAAAGATTATATTTGGACTGAAGTATCTTATACATCTGGTGACGGTAGCAATTTAGGCACAGGCACTGATGATCTTGGAGTAGGACTTATTGGAATTACTACGCCAGTACCAAGTGGTGCTATTCCCGTAGAAGTCATTCCTGTATTTGTTACAGATATTCCGTTTGCTTTTGAAACTGAAATAGTTAATCAAATTTCTTTAAGAAGAGATTTTGGATTAAGATATGATAGAACTCTTGGTGAGTGGAAAATTATTAATTCTAATAATCTTGATTACTCTAGCACTTTTAGCCCAACTTACTCAGGCGACATTAGTAATTTAGGTTTAGATGCTAGTTGGTTAATTGCTTTTAAAAATGATGGTGATAACGTAATTGTATATTACCGAGGATTAGAATACATATTTCAAAGTGAAAAAGAAATAAGTTTTTATTTCAATGAACAGGATAAAAAATATACCAGTAAGTTGGGCGGCAATGCAACTGATTATATTTCAGTGATGTCAATCAATGAAGATCTTGAAACAGGCTTAGCATTGGGTTCAGATTTTAAATTTGAAATTACTAATATGATTTCAAATGCTGATGGATATTTAGATAACAATCGAATCAATATTTCCTTTTCAGATGAAACTGGAGACGGAATTGTTGATGATCCAGATTCCTTTGATAATGTTGTTAAACCTGATCTAATTGACCCAATTATTGGAACTAAACGCTCTTTTGTGTTTATCCAAAGTGTACAACTTAATGATCAAATTTACAAAAAAATTCTTGATAGTTCGTTAGTTGCAACATTTAATAGTGAATTAGATGTTGCTAATTTAAACAATTATCAACCAGGACAAGTGTTTTATTTCTATTCTATTACAGAAAATGTTGTTAAAGTTTTAGATAGCTCTTACAGCTTAGTATTAGATAATAGTATAGTTGCTTATCCAGGACGATCAGGATTAACATTCCAATATGTACACACTGCAAGTCAAGATTTTAGAATTGATCCTTGTAAGACCAACATTATTGATGTATATTTGCTAACAAAAAATTATGATGATCTATTACGTTCTTGGTTGCTAACTCAAGATGGCGAGCCACCAAAAGCTCCTAGTTCAAACGAATTATTTGAACAGTTTAGTTCAGGTATAAACTCAGTTAAGTCAATCAGTGACGAGGTAGTTTATCATCCAGCCAAATACAAGTTATTGTTTGGTACTGGCGCTAACGTAGATTTGCAAGCAAAATTTTTCATCGTTAAAAATCCAAGATCTGTAACTAATGACAACGATATAAAGTCTAGAGTTATTGTTGCAATCAATGAATACTTCAGTTTAGACAACTGGGATTTTGGAGATACATTTAACTTTGGTGAATTGAGCGCATACGTTATTAAACAATTAAGCCCAGATGTGGTTAACTTTTTAATCGTACCAAGTGCCCCAGAAAAATATTTTGGTAGTTTATTTCAAGTATTTTGTCAAGCTGATGAAATATTCTTAAGTACAGCTGACGTAGGTGAATTAGAAATAATTAATACAGTAACATCAGGACTTATTAAAACTAATGGCCCAATTGTCGTTTCTAGTAATGGATAAAAAATGAGTAAAAGAAAATCAGTAGACTTACTTCCAGTAATCTTTAGAACAGATGCAAACGAAAAATTCTTAACTGGAACGATAGACCAATTAATTGAGAAACCAACATTAAAGAAGGTTGACGGATTTATTGGTGATAAAATTATTGGAAACTATAAGCCAGCTAGTGACTCCTATATCAATGAGGGTACTGATTTAAGAAACCGCTATGAGTTAGAACCAGGTATTGTAATAAAAAATTCAGTAACAGATCAAGTAGAGTTTAACAAAACTTTTGAAGACATTATCAATAGTTTAAAGTACTTTGGTGCAGATATTCGTAACCAAGATAAGTTGTTTAGACAACAGAGTTATACTTGGAATACCTTTATTGATTTAGACAAGTTTGTTAATTTTAGAAATTATGTTTGGTTACCTAGCGGTCCAGCGACAGTTAGAATTAGCGGAAAAGAAAAAGAAGTTACTAGTACAATTAAAGTAAAAATTGTTGATGACAATTGGAATTTTAGCACAAATGAAATTGCAGTTAATCCTACAATTACTTTGTACAGAGGATTTACTTACATCTTTGAAGTTGATACAGTTGATCAGTCTTTCTATATTAAAAATAAAAGAAGCAGTGGAGATGTTGATTCTTGGGATGGAGTACAAAATAACGGAGCAACATCAGGTTCAGTTATTTTCAATGTAGTAGAAAGCACACCAAGTACACTGTTTTATGTCAACGGAAATGACAACACTCTTTTTGGCAGATTTTTAATTAGAGACCAAAAAGAGAATACAGAGCTAGATGTTGAAAATGAAATTATAGGTAAAAAGACCTACGAAATTAAAGACGGAATACACTTGTCAAATGGAATGAAGATTGTTTTTTCAGACACAGTGTTTCCTGAAAAATATCGAGATAAAACTTATATTGTTGAGGGAGTAGGAAACAGTATCACTCTGGTTGACTACAATAGTCTACTTACAATCGAAGGCTATTCAACAATCGTTGAAACATCTTTTGATGATACTGGATTTGATGAGTTACCTTTTGATGAGGTTTCAGAATATCCTGTTAACCCTGATTATATCTTGATTAATCGAGCAAGTGAAGATAAAAACCCATGGAGTAGATATAATAGATGGTTCCACATTGATGTGGTGAACACTAGTTCCCTATTGAATAATACTGATCCAACATTTACATCATTTGATAGAGCTCAACGTCCTATTATTGAGTTTCGTCCAAATATGCAACTGTTTAATTTTTCTAAAATAACAAAGTATGTTAATTTTTTAGATGACACAGTTACTGACGCTTTTAGCAATATTGAAGGCTCTTTAGGCTATTATATTGACGGAAAAGCACTAGAAGACGGCAATAGAATTGTATTTCTTTCAGACACTGACTTAGATGTAAAGAATAAAATTTATCAAGTACAGTTTATTGACATCAACGGAGTTAAGAAACTTCACTTAGAAGAGGCAGAAGACTCACTACCAAATTTAGATGATGGACTACTTGTTATTAGCGGTATTAAAAATGGTAGAACATCTTGGGTTTTTAAAAATGGTGAATGGATAAAGTCACAACAAAAAGAACATATTAATCAATCACCATTGTTTGATATCTTTGATTCAAATGGTGCAAGTTTCTCCAATAGCGATATCTATAAAGATACAAACTTTTCTGGTTCTAGAGTATTTGGCTATCAAATTGGTGTTGGTAACAATGACAGTATTTTAGGCTTTCCTCTTGTTTACAAAACTGTGTCAAACGTTGGCGGTTACACATTTGAAAATTGTTTATCAGAAGATGCGTTTGAATATTTTGTTGATGGACAAGTGGTAGTAGGCAATACTAAAAACGGATTTTTAAAAGAAAACAACAACTATGTTAATGGTTGGGTAAAGTGTAATAAACTATCAATCCAAGAAATTATCGATCAACGTATTGCAATTGGCGGCGAAGATGCATTTGAGTTTGACAGTATTGATATTAGAACTCCCAAAGAGAATGTACGAGTTTTTAAGAACGGAAAAAAACTAACCGCTACTGAATTTGACGTTAGAATTGATACAGCATTTGACTCTTTCTTTATCACGTTAGCAACTGTATTAGTCAAAAACGATGTTATAGTAGTCAAAGCTCTACCAACGTACGACAAAAAAGAAGATGGGTATTATGAAACCCCAATAAATTTAGTAAACAATCCAACCAATGAATTCCCAGGATTTTTAAGCTATGCTGAAATCAATGATCATTTAAACTCTATTATTTTAAATGCATCAAAAGATTTAAACACTGCCATTGATAGAAATAATTTACGTGATTTAGAAAACTTGGACAAATACGGAAGAAGATTTGTTCAACACGACGGTCTGGTTGCAATGGCAGGCGCACTAATAGCTAATAAAGATTATAATCTAATACATTCTATTCGTTGGTCTGCATTGGAATATCAAAGATATAAAATTTTAGTATTACAAAAATTTACAGAATTAGCAGAGTATGCTAATATTCCAGATGCATTAGATAAGATAATTTTAAGTATTGCTAAAGATAAAACTCCTGCTTCTATGTTTTATTATAGTGATATGTTGCCGTATGGCTTAAACAAGCGAGATTATACATACACTGTTAACGATACAAATATTAAGGCGTATGCATATGGATCAGAAATTTACGATAGATTTTTGTTTGGCAAAAAGGCAATATTAGTATATGTTAACGGAGAGCAGTTGACCATTGATAAAGATTATTCTTTTGATGTAAACAATCCGTTAGTTAGATTCGTTAATACACTATCAGTAAGTGATGAGATTTTAATTAGAGTTTTTAATAATATTCATGGTGCAGTGATGCCTATGTCACCAACAAAACTAGGACTATATCCTAGTTTTGAGCCAGCAATTTACTTAGATGACACGTATATTGAACCAACGTCAGTTATACAAGGACATGACGGGTCAGTTACAGTTTGCTTTGGCGATGACAGAGATCAACTATTATTAGAGTTAGAAAAACGAATTTACAACAATTTAAAAGTTGAATACGATCCAAGAATTTTAGATGTAAATGAAATTTTGCCTAGCATATTTAGAAAAACTGGATACACGTCTGAGCAATTTGACCAATCTATTGAAGATGAATTTTTAAAATGGGTTGGTATCTATAGTATTGACTATACAGCAAACGAAAATGAAATTTACCTAAACAACTTTGGATTCAAATACGTAAATTCAAATGGCATAATTGATAGAAATGCATTTATCACCGGCTCTTGGAGAAAAATTTACAAACAGCATTACGATACAGATAGACCACATACCTGCCCTTGGGAAATGTTAGGCTTCTATAAAAAGCCAACTTGGTGGGAAACTGAATACGGCCCTGCTCCGTATACATCTGGTAATGATGTTATGTGGAAAGATTTGGAATATGGATATATTCGAAATGGAGTTAGAAAAGGCTATGATGAAAAATATGCAAGACCAGGACTGTCTAATATTATCCCTGTAGATTCATACGGCAGTTTAAAAGATCCTTTACAAGTCAATGCTGTAAAAGATTTTGATTATTCTGCAAGATATACTAACTGGTCATTTGGTGATATGGGTCCTGCAGAAACTGCTTGGAGAAGAAGTGATATCTATCCTTTTGCAGTGCAAATAGCAATGGCGCTAATAATGCCAGCTAAGTATGCAACTTTAGGATTTGACACTTCACGAAATGTCTTTAATATTGCTAATCAGATCGTATATAAAGATTCTTTAGAAAGACTGAGTCCGTCTGCACTAAAGGTTTTTTCAAATACAATAGATAATAATTTTGTTTATGCAACAGGTTATCATCCTTACATTGTTGAAAATTTAAGACAGAGATTTTCTAATCCAGCATTTAGATTACAAAACTACCTAAATAGAATTCAATCAAACTTAATTTATAAAGTTGGCGGATTTACAAGTAAGGATAAGTTTAGAGTTGCATTGGAAACAGTAACATCTTATAAAACAGTTGACAAAGTGTATGTCCCAGAAGAAAACTATCAATTAGTTCTTTCTACAGGGTCTCCTACTAAAACTTTAACAATGTCTGGTATTATTGTTGAAAGAACAGAAGCTGGATATATGGTGAGAGGATATGATTCTAACTCTCCTTATTTTACAATTAAAAAAGCAATCCATGCTACTAATGATCCTGTAATATCTGTAGGCGGAACAACTGAACCATTTATATATTGGTCTGCAAACGCCACTGTAAATGCTGGACTAGTAGTTGCTAACGGCCAACAATATTATAGAGCAATTTCAACTCACTTGACTAAGCAGGCATTTGATCCAGGATTATATTATCCACTTCCTTACCTTCCAGCAATTGGTGGTGTTGAAGCATTTGTACCAAATTCTTTTGAAGACGTTGATACAATTGTGCCTTATGGAACAAAATATAATTCTATACAAGATGTATTTGATTTTATACTTGGTTACGGCGAACAAGTTAAATCCTTAGGATTTAAATTTGAAAATCTTTTACCAGAGCTAGATGTAATTGCAGATTGGAAATTAGCAGGAAAAGAGTTTTTATTCTGGAGTCTACAAAATTGGTCTACCAGTTCAGTAATCAGTCTTTCTCCTTTTGCAGAAAAGATTTATTTTACAAGTGAAGATTCTGTCGTTGATGATCTATACGATAGTTTTTATGATTATACTCTACTAAAAGCAGATGGTACTACTATTGATAGAACCAAAGTAAGAATTTCTAGACAAGAAGGTTCTTTTGTTATTGATACTGCTGGCACGGCTGATGGTGTTTATTTTGTAAAAATTAGTCTAGTACAAAAAGAACACGTTGTAGTTTTTGACAATAAAACAATTTTTAATGATCTAATTTACGAACCAACTTCTGGATATAGACAGAAGAGATTCAAAATTAAAGGGTTCATGACAGACGGCTGGAAGGGTGATTTTTACATTCCAGGATTTGTATATGACAGCGCCAAGATTAATGATTGGGAACCTAACATTGATTATGAAATTGGAAATGTTGTTAGATACCAAACAAAATATTATCAAGCTAAAGCTCGCACATTAGCTAGAGAACTTTTTAATTATGAAGATTGGACACTACTAGGCAAGCAACCAGTTGCACAGTTGTTGCCTAACTTTGAATATAAGATTAGTCAGTTTGAAGAATTCTATAGTTTAGATAGTGTTAACTTTGATAACAGTCAACAAAAATACGCACAAAAATTAATAGGTTATGTTCCAAGAACATATTTAAATTCTTTGATACCTGACGAGTCAAGTCAGTATAAATTTTATCAAGGATTTATTAGAGAAAAAGGAACTACACTTCCATTAGAGAAGTTTGCAGTTGCTAATAATACTGCAACAGGCGCACATATTAGTTTACAAGAAGAGTGGGCTATTAGATTAGGAACATTTGGTGGAGAAAATTCTTATGAAGAAATAGAATTTACTCTAGACCAAAATAAAATTAATCAAGATCCTCAAATCTTTGAATTTGAATATAACAATCTAAAGTCATCTTTAGATAAAGCATACAAAGTTTCATTATCTGATATGCAGATTCGTCCAGCTGATTATAATGGACAACCTTGGCCAACTCTTGATGTATCTCCAGTTAATGGTAATGGATACAGCCAATATCAAAAAATACCAACTGCGGGCTATGTAAGATTAGATGATGTTGTATTCACTGGATTATATGAAAACAACATACTAACATTGTCTTCTTCTGCTTCTTTGAGAGAAGGTGATACTGTTTGGTTAGCAATTGATAATTCAGGAAATTGGGGAGTTAAAAGATACACGCTGTCCCCTGTGACAATTATTAATTATACAGTTGATAACGCAAATAATTTAATCAGTTTTAATACTGACGTTGCGCATAAACTAAAATTGCGTGATTTTGTATCAATTTCTAGACTAGATGATCCACTAAATGGTGTTTACGAAGTATTAGGTATTCCTGATGGAACAACATTTGTAGTCAAAACAGCATTTAACGATATACCAACTGCTGGTGAAATACTAAACGGGTCAATGTATTATTTTGCTTCATCAAGATTTGCTAACCTAGATGATTTAGCATCTATTCCAGGACTTGCAAGATGGCAAAATTGCGAGTTTGTTTGGGTTGATAATGTTGGTGACGGCACATGGGCAGTTTTAGAAAAAGAAGCAAACACAAAAGCATTACCAATACGACCAAGAATTAATCAGTCTGGACAAAAATTTGGTAATACTACAATAATTGCTCCAGTGTCTAAAAATATTATTGTTTCTGCTACAGAATTAGAACGTGGCAGAGTGTATGTATATGAAAGAAACGCACTTGGATCTGAAGATGTTATCTTACATCAAAGCTATTTGTTAGAAGAAAACTTCAGTGATATATTAACTATACAAGATGTAAAAAATGGAGTTGCAATACCAGAAATACAAAGACTCCACGGGGCAAGTTTAGATTGCTGGGAAAATACATCTCTTACTATACGATATATTGTTTCAGGAGCTCCAAATTCTTCTAATGCAAAATGGAAAGTTTTAGGTCAGGCATTAGATCCAATTAAAAAAGTTTTAGACTTTAATAAGTCTTCGTCCGAGTTGTTTGACGAGGGTGCAATTAAGATTGTTAAATTTAATAATGATCTTGATGAGTATAGAACTGAAGTTGTTTTAGCTAGTCCTATAGCACAAGAAGGTGCAAACTTTGGTCACAAAGTAAAATTTGTAGGATCTGACAAACCAACCTTATTGGTATCATCACCAGGACAAGATGGCGGCATTGGCGCAATATTTGTTTATTATTTGGACAGTAGCAATGTGTGGCAAGTGTATACTGTTGGCGGAAATCCATACAATCTACGCTCTGCAGTCACTGATGTAAATTCAAAGTCTAACTTTGGTAGTGACATTGTATCTAATAAAAATGGAACAGTGTTGGCAGTATCAGCACCTGGACACTTAAAAGATAGAACACAAGTTCACTCAGGTGCAGTGTTTATTTTTAGAAAAGATCCAGGTTCTTACAGCTATCAATTAACACAAACAATATATGCAGATGACTATTTAGAATCAAATGACTTGTTGTTAAAAGGGGTAATAAAATCCTACAACACTATTGCGCAAATTATTTCATTCCAAGCATCAGATAATTCAATAGTTAGAAACAATGGAAGTTTTATTGCAGATGGTTTTAGAATTGGACAATCTGTTATTATTGCTGGATCAACAAATGCAGGTAATAGTGGAGAATTTGTAATCAGTGAATTGAGTGTATTACGTATGGCATTTAAACCATTGCGTTCACTAACAGACGAAACTGCTACAACAACTATTACTATCACAGGTCAAGGTACAATTAGAAACGATAGATTTGGTGACAAACTAGCTATGTCAGCAGATGGCACAGCACTACTAATATCTAGCGATCATTCTTCTACAGAGAAATTAGATGCAGGTTTGGTCTATGTATTAAAATTACAAACAAACGCTTCATACGCCTTGGATCAAAAAATTACTTCACCAGCAACTGAAACAGGCGAACTATTTGGAAGTAATCTAGCGTTAAGTGATGACGGTAAAACATTATTAGTCACTGCTATTGGCGGTGGTCAAGCAACACCTGTTGCATTTGACACTTACACTGAACGATATACTGACTCTGCACAAAGATATGGATCAGAATATGTATTGAACCCAACATCTGCGGCTGCGCCCTTAAGAACAACATTTGATACTGGCAGCACTAGATTTGTAAGCAAAGCACAATCTAGTGGAGCAGTTTATTTGTATCAAAAATTAGGAAACAAATATGTTTTTGGTGAATCGTTAATTAGTGGCGACAGTGCGTCCTTTGACGGATATGGTACTGGAATTGCAACAGACGGTGAGTTCATGCTTGTTGGCGCACCAAAATATGATTTAAAAGTTATTGGAACTTTAGAAGATTCTAATCAGTTGACAACATATACAGATTCTGGAACGGTTGTAATTTTTGACAAAAAGCGTGATATAGATCAGGCATGTGGCTGCGGCTCTTCTTGGTCATGGTCAAAAGTTAGAGTGCAGGAAGCAATAATTGATGTTGATAAAATTAAAAAAGTTATCAGCTATAACAACAGTACATTAGAAATTATTGATCATTACGAAATTTACGATCCAATAAAAGGTAAGTTGCCATCTAAGGTATTGAATGAAATCAAATACATTCAACCATTCGACCCAGCAGTTTATACTGTTGCATTAGAAACTTCAGCAAAAGTAAGAGTTGATAATAAAACAACTTGGTTAGACGACCATGTTGGTGAGGTTTGGCTTGATACTAGCACCTTAAGATTTGTTTGGTATGAACAAGGAAATAATGAGTTTAGAGCAAACAACTGGGGCAAGTTGTTCCCAGGATCAACTGTTGATGTATACGAATGGGTTAAGAGTGATTTTAGACCAAGCGAGTGGGCACAGTTAGCTGACACCACTGATGGATTAGCATTAGGAGTAAGTGGTCAGCCACTAAATCCAGATAATACGGTCCTTTCAATTAATCAATACTATGATCCTGTTGTCAATGACTTTGTTAACGTTTATTACTTTTGGGTCAGAAACAAAATTACTCTTCCAGATTTAGCATTTAGAAATTTAAGTTCTTTTGATTGTGCAAGAATAATTGAGGATCCTAAAGGTCAAGGTATTAAATTTGCTAGCTTCTTAGCAACAAACTCACTGAGTTTAACCAATGCTAAAAAGTCTTTGAATGGTGATAAAATTAATATTGATGTGTACTATCAAACATCTGAAAAAGAAATTAATCGTCACAGTCATTGGCAGCTAGTGAATGAAAATGTTACCTATTTAAATTTAGATCCTAGCATTGAAAATAAACTTATTGATAGTCTTGTTGGTCAAGATGTTGCTGGAAATCCAGTACCTGATCCAACATTGTCTCCAAAATTACGTTACGGTACTTCATATAGACCAAGACAGTCTTGGTTTAAAGATAGAGACTTGGCATTAAAAATTATGATTGAGTATGTCAATGAAGTGTTACGTAAACATGATATTGTTGGCAAGTCTAATATAACCAGTTTAGAAGAAGTTGAAGATTACCCGTCTATTAGTTTAGGACATTATGATGAAGTCATTGAATTAAGTGATGAAATATCACTGATAGGCACCAACGGAAAAGCACAAACTAAATTAAGTGCTGAAGTAATCAACGGTAGGATTGTTAGCGTAAACATTGACGACCCTGGTAATGGTTATAAAGTTGCCCCTACAGTTAGAATTTATGGTGATGGGCAAGGAGCAACAATACAAACTGCTATTGACTTAAATGGCCGTGTTGTTTCTGTTAGAATTGTAAATCAAGGTTATGGATATACTCAAATACCAAAATTAATAGCTCGACCATACGCAGTATTAACTATACTTGATACAGAAATTGACAAGTGGGCAATCTATCAATACAAAAACAAAGCATTTGTTAGAGAGTCTACGCAAACAGTTAATGTACCCAAATACTGGAGTTATATTGATTGGGTTGATCCCTCTTATGCAGTTGATGTTCCTGCCACATACGCAATTAATTTTATTTCAGATTTAGAATCGTTTATTTTTGAAACAGGGTCAACAGTTGAAATTAGAACACCAGGAGACGGTAGAAAAATTATTCTACGTAAGACAGCACCAGGTATTGGCAATTATCTTGATGACTATGATCTAGTGTTTAGAGAAAACGGAACTGTACAATTTAACAACAAGTTGTATGATAAGGCCGCTGCCGGACTTGGATTTGACAACGTAACTAGATATGACCAAGGTGGATTTGATGAAACAAATACTACTGAATTACGTATTATTTTGAATGCAATTAAAGACAATATTTTTACAGGTGACCTAGCGTCCTATTGGAAAAAGTTTGTATTTGTTGCTGTAAGACATGTTTTAAGTGAGCAGTTGTTTGTAGATTGGGTATACAAGACTAGTTTTATTACACCTCTTGTGGATGCCGGCACACTAGATCAAGATGATGTTTATCGTTTTAATGACTTCAGCTACGTTGAAGATTTTATTAAAGAAATTAAACCATATAAATCTAAATTTAGAGAATCAACAGTTAGCTATAACACTACTGAAAAGATGGGTGTAGGCGTAACTGATTTTGATTTGCCTGCGTATGTTGATAGTGTAACTGGTAAGATTAAATTGCCAACTAGCTCTATGATTAACAATGTTTATCCATACAAGCACTGGGGTGAAAATTATGGATTTACTGTATCAGATATTAGAGTTGGATTGGCTGGAGAAAATTATATAACTCCTCCAATAGTTACAATTGTGCCTGTTAGTGGCGACACTGGTACTGGTGCTACAGCAATTGCTAAAATTAGTAATGGAAAACTATCAAGCATCATTGTTACAAATCCTGGAAGCGGATATTTAACAACTCCTAGAGTTATTTTAACTGGCGGATCAAACTACTTAACAAATTTTGTAAATGGTTCTGCGTATGCTGTGTTATCAAACAGCAAGGTAAGAACTAATCAAATACAGATGAAGTTTGATAGAACTTCAGATAAAGGTCTATACACTGGGGAAATTCTTAACAGAAATCTTGACACAGATGGAATAACATTAAATTATGTATTGGCTTATCCATCTACTAGTACAGACACAAACTATCCTGCATTACAGGATGAATCAACTATTAAGTTGTTTTTAAATGATGCAGAAATTAGTGCTGATAATTACAGAATAACTTTTAGAAATGATTTGTCAACAGTGATTACATTTAATCTTGCACTGCCTGCAAGACAGAATTTAAGAATACAATATATTAAAAACACATTGTATACTGTTGATACGTTTACTCAATCTTCTGGAGAAAGCTATACTGACACGTTCAAATTAACTTTCCCTCCAGAGTTAGATACTGATAAAATCATTGTACGTGAATTAAATTCAAGTACCAATACTGGTTCAGAAATCATAACTAGCGACTATTTGATTCAACTAAGACAAGTTGTTGAAACTGGATTTACAAAGTATGTTGGATACATTAACTTTAAAAACATACCAACTCCGGGATCAACAATTACAGTTCAGTATGCTAAAAATATTAACATACAAAATGCAGTTGATAGAATTATTACCAGTTACTACCCAACTGCAAATATGCCAGGAAAAGATGTCACCCAACTAATAAAGGGTGTGGAGTTTGGTGGAGTTGAAATACAAGGACTTAACTTCTCAGTTAGTTCAGGTTGGGACGGCCTACCTTGGTTCACACAAGGATGGGATACGTTTGTCAATAGCTACAAAGACTTGTTAGTAATTTCAAACGGAACTACATCTACATATGAATTAGGGTATACTCCTTTATTAGGAACAAAAATTAACGTTTATTTTGACGGCGTTAGAGTTGATGATGAAAACTATGGTACTGTAAATCAAACTAACAATGACGCATTGTTCAATACGATTACAACTAACGGATCTACTAGTACATTGACTCTTCCACAAGTTCCAGTTACTGGTACAAAAATTGAAATACGTCAAGAATTAAGTGACGGAGTAAACCTACCAACTGATGATATCGTTCTTGATACAAATATTACAGGCGGTGATTTCTCAACAATTTCAGATGCGGGTGAAATACGATTTAGAACTGCAACTGGACTAAGTGCAACTGATATTAGTCTAGACGGTGGCGAATTTTTATCTGTTGAACACAGCCCTTCAACAGAAGAATTAGTCAAAGGTGAGATTTTTGACACGTTGTCAATGACAGTGTTTAACAGTCCTGGTGCTGGCAGTAATTTGATTTCTACTAAACAGTTTATAATGGATGGGTCTACAATGCAATTTGTGATCCAAGATACAATTGGTAGCGGGCAAGAAATATTTGTTTTAATTGGTAACTTTGTTGCTAAAGAAAATACTGATTACACATTAACAGCAAACAGTAATGGAACAACCACTGTTGAAATTATTACTACTGAATATGGAGTTGACCAGCTGTCAACCACTAATACACTTGCTCTTACAGTTCAAAAGACAACAATTGGTGGAAATAGTATTTTAAGTAGATTTAGTTACACTGTGACTAGTGCAAATGCAGGCGCAAGTTCTTTTGAAATATTATCAGAAGTTAATTATCAAGATATTGGTAGCTATTATATTTCAATTTCAAATACTAGTTCTTTAACAAAAGTAGCAGGTAGATCAAAACGTGCTAAGATTATTATCACTAACACGCCTACTTTAACAGCAGGAACAGTGATCAACATATTGTTATTTGGATCTACAGTTAAAACTTATAGTGAAATTTATAATCAAGAAATCGTAATTGATAATAATACAACATATACTCTAACGAAGCCACCTGGCAACATTGCGCCATTACACGTTATGGCAGCAGTAACTAGACTAACTTCTTCTACAGAAGACTGGAAAGGTCCTTGGGAAGAAAATGTCTACTATGTAATAAATGACACTGTTTTGTACAACAATGTTTCCTATATTTGTAAAATTGGACATACGAGTACGCAAACTAATTCAAACTTAGAATTCTCAGCATGGGCAAGCACAACTTCTTATGACGTTAATGACATTGTTTCTTTCAGTGGTCAATATTATATTTGTAAAGTTACACACACTTCAAATACAACAACATTAACTCCTGATAATATTGTATATTGGGGTGCGCATATTACTAACCGTCCTGATGAAGATACAGCTAGAATTTATTGGGGTCTTGCTCCAACGCAAAGAATGATGCCGCCTGAAACTGAATATTATGAAGTTACACAAAACTCTCAAACATTTAGACTAGGTGAAAATATTCCTTACTTGACAAGAACGTTATCAATATCTGATATTGAAGTATATAAGAACGGAAAAATCATAGTAGTGGGACGAGATTACGAATTTGATACAATTGATAACACAGTTACAATGAGCTCAGGAGTTGCACAAGTGGGCGATGTAATTGCAGTATGTATACTGCGTGATTCAGACTATGTAATTTTTGGAAATCAAATAACATTTAGATCTCCTTCTAAAATACAAGCTGGTCAAAGAGTATCTGTAGTTACCTATACAAATCATGATGAGAATTTAATTAGAAGAGAAGTATTCAAAACTAATCCTAATAGGAATGAATATAAACTTAGCAGACCTGTTTATAACATTAATAACGTTTGGGTCGATGTTAACGGCCGTCCACTAATTCCAAATTACGATTATCAAGTGGTTGATCGTGACTACATACAAATATCAAACAGATTTAATTTAGGAAACAATGACAGGGTTGTTGTGACAAGCATTAGTGACATTGTATCAAGCGAAGCAGTTTCTTATAGAATGTTCAAAGATATGACTAACGCTGTACAATTTAAGAGATTATCAAAGAACAGCACAGTGACTTTAACAAAGGCTCTCTTATCAACTGATAGAGAAATTGAAGTCAGCGATACAAGTATATTTGGTGTGGTTAATGTTAATAATCCAAAACCTAGCTCAATCTTTGTTGCTGGAGAAAGAATTGAATTCAGATCTATTGTTGGTAATAAACTAACAAATCTAACTCGAGGAACACTTGGAACAGGGGTAGCTGATAGCTATCCTATTGGGACAAAAGTATTCAACGTTGGAAATAATGAAACTATCCCTTACAGAGAAGGATATACTATAAAAACGTATAAAACTCCTGAAAATTACAAATTTAATCAAACTACCAACAGATATCAGCAATATGTAAACGGTAATTGGGTAAACGTAACCACAGTAGCTTCTTATACTTTAACTGATTTCAGCTTCAATGAAGCGATTGGTCTTGAAGATCAAGTAACGGTCTACATGGCAGGCAAGATTCTAACTAAACCAGTTAGAGGAACTAACCAGCTGATCAGACATGATTTTAGCATTACTCATAATTCGAACGAAGTGAACAGCCAAAATCAAACTGGAGATTTAATAGTTGCGCCAGATTTTACCATTACAAAAGTTGGTAATAACTATGTGCTAACGGTAAATCCTAGTGTGCTAAACTTGGCCGATGATTCTACAGTGATATCAAATGTTGACATCAAAGTAGTACAAAAAATTGGTAAAATTTGGTATACCCTTGGCGGAACAACTACAATACAACAAGAGTCGACTCCACAGGCTAGATTCCTGCAAGAGTTCACAGCAGAGTTGCCCGATAAGTATTACTATGGCAAACTGTCTTAATTAAGCACTGGATAAATATTACTATGGAAAATAATAAGGTTGAGGAAATGAACGAAAATACCCAAGAAAATGCTCAAGAATCAGGCATAAAAGAAAATGCAGGCTTCCATATTGAAGGTCATATTAAAATTTTTGATCCTGAAACAAATGAAGTATTTGAGGACAAAAGAAATGCTATTCACTATGAAAATATGAGTGTTGCTCTTGCCGCTAGTCTAGCAAATCAAGGCTATGGAATTATTGAAGGCATGAGTTTTGGTAACGGTGGTAGCACTGTAGATCCTAATGGTCTTATAACATATCTTACTCCTAATAATATAGGGGTAAATTCAGGGCTTTATAGCCAAACATATTATAAGATTATTGATCCAAAAAACTTGTCAAATATTGATCCTACTAGAAATTTCTTAGAAATCCGTCATGTACGTGGAACAGTTTATACTGACATTTTTTGTAGTGTATTATTAGATTACGGCGAGCCTAACGGACAAGCCGCTTATGATAACGCACAAGATATGAACAGTGATTTCGTATTTGATGAAATTGGTCTTAGAGCCAGTAGCGAAGATGGGATCGCTGGAAACGGTAGATTATTAACTCATGTTATTTTTCACCCAGTTCAAAAGAGTCTGAATAGGTTGATTCAAATTGATTATACAGTTAGAATTCAGACACTAACAACATTTAGCGAGACATAAGATGCCGTATTCAATTTCTTTTAGTGATCCAGGGAAGAGTTCTAATCCTATAACAGTTAATGATTTAACTGAAAATAATACCAGTACCAGTCTAAGTCTTGTTGGTAGAAATTATTCTAATTATGGCGTTGCTGTTGCAAAGAATTTTGTACATCTTTTAGAAAATTTTGCTAGCCCACTGTCCCCTAGTAACAGTATTGAAGGTCAGCTATGGTATAACAACAGTACTAAAAGATTGTATATTAACGACTCCACAGGTGGCACAAATAATTGGAGACCTGCAGGGGGAACTCACGTTGCCCCTACTCTAGGTAGACCAACTAATGCACTATTAGGTGATCTTTGGGTTGACACATTAACTCAACAATTAAACTTGTACAACGGTACAGATTGGGTACTAGTTGGTCCATCAGCACTGTCAGGTAAAAAATCTGGAGTGTACGTTGAAGCTATATTAGATAGTTCAGGAGTTGAACATTTTGTAACTATTGAATACAACAATGATAGTGCTATAAAAATTATTGCAACTGAAAGTTTTATTCCGCAAAAAACAATTGAAGGATTTAATCAATTAAATCCTGGTATCAATATTACTAGCAAAAAATTTATAGGTCCTGGAGACACTATAACACCTACAACAGGTGCAAAAATTCATGGAACATCAACTTCAGCAGACGCATTAAACGTTCTAACACCAAGTTTAGAAACAGTGTCAGCTGATAATTTTGCTCGAAGAGATACGTCAAACTTATTTTATGGCCAACAATCTATATTAAATGATGCAGGAGTTACAATTGGAACTGCAAATAATTTAAGTTTAGCAGTTGTTCAAGGAGCTGGAGTAATTAAGAATACTTCAGACGGCGGCTCAATTGATATGGTAATTGCATATCAAGGATCTAACAACGTCATTTTAAAAATTGACGGAAAGAACAAACGAGTTGGTATTAATCACCCGTTACCAAATGCAGAATTGGATGTTAATGGTGATGCATTCATTAGTGGACATTTAATTACAACTGGCATATTGGATAGTACAAGTGCTACCAGCGGCTCCTTACAAATTAGAGGCGGCGCTGGTATTGCAAAAAATTTATATGTTGGTAAAAATATTACTTCCAGCGGACACTTGCGTGTAGGTGAGTTAGATGAATTTGGTGGAACAATTACTGGTCCAGCAATTATACCGCAAGCAAATAATCTCTATGATATTGGTACACCTACTAATAGATTTAAAACTATATATGCAAACACATTTAGCGGTGCATTTAGCGGTGCGTTCACAGGTACAGTTACTGGTACAGTAATTGGTGCAGCCAGCTCTTTAGCGGCATCAACGAATTTTCAACTTGGTGGCGACTTAACAAGTCCTGCTCCTGTAAGCTTCAACGGAACAGGCGGAACACTAACAATTGGTGCTACACTTGCTGACTCTGCAATTAGAGGAAAACCAGAAGTATTAGACAACAGAACAGACGACACTATCTTAATACATAGATCTAACGTTGGATTGCGTAGAGTGACACGTACAAGTTTCTTATTAGGCGAAGCATTTGTTCCAATTGGAAGTATTTTTCCGTTTGCGGCAACCGCAGTTCCTTTAGGATACTTACTATGCGACGGTGCATTAGTTAGTAGAACAGAATACCCTACTCTTTATCAAACTATTGGAACTACCTACGGTAGCGGCGCTGGCGGAACGTACTTTAGACTTCCTGACTTACGAGGCAGATTCCCTCTTGGCAACGTTGGTATGGCAAACTCATTTGCTAATTCTGTAGTACAAAAGACAGTGGTTGTTGGACAAACTACCCAAACATCAGTTACGGTTTCTAACACTGATAATATTTCAATTGGTATGCAAGTGACAAGTACTGATACAAGCATTGCCCCAGGAACAATAGTTACGAGTATTCCAAATTCAAATACAGTAATTTTAAACAATCAAATTACTGCCAATGCTAATGCCACACTAACATTTACACTAGTGGTGTTGAGAGAAAGTGTTCCACTAAATTCTACAGATAGAATTGCAAATAGAACTGGAAACTTTACAGCATCTTCAAATGGTGGAGAAGGTGGATCAAGTCAACATACATTGAATACATTTTCATCTGGATCAGATCAAATTCAATTTTCACCAGGATCAGGACAAACTTTAAACAGGAACTTTAATATTCCTATCACTAACCCATACTTAACAATTAACTATATTATTAGGGCGGGTGTTGGTTCATCTCAAATAGGTTAAGGATAGACGATGCCATACGTAATAAAAAAAACAGACGGTAATATAGTAGCAACTGTAACAGACGGAACAGTTGATAATTCTAGTACCTCTTTAAAATTAATTGGTAAGAATTTTAAAGGTATTGGTGAGATTTATAATTCTAATCTTGTATATCTATTAGAAAATTTTTCAAATTCAAGCCCACCAAATAATCAAATTAAAGGTCAGTTGTGGTTTAACTCTAACACAAGTAAGTTAAACGTTTTTGATGGAACAAATTGGAGACCAGTTGGTAGTCCTTTTGTTAGCACTAGTAGACCTGCTAATTTAGTTGAAGGTGACCTATGGATTGATAATGCTAGTCAACAACTAAAGTTTTTTGACGGCTCTAATCTAGTAACGGCAGGACCAATTTATACATCAAGTCAAGGAAAAACAGGATGGATAGTAGAAGAAATTATTGATACTAGAGGAAATTCTAGAGTAGTAGCAGTGATGTATGTGTCAAACATAAAAATGGCCATATTGAATCCTAGCTCATTCATACCTTTAATTGCAATCGCAGGATTTACTATCGGTGTTGGTGAGCTCAAAGCAGGACTTTCATTTAGCACTAGTGTAGTTGATAATAACATAAATGCACCTTCACAGTCAGCAACTGCACTAATTGATCCAGTTGATGGCAACTTAATATCTTCTAAATTTGTTAGAAGTGATAAAAATTCTAGTATTGACGGAAGTCTAACACTAACAAGTCTTAATGGTTTAATTATTTCAGCAACAGACACTGGAATAGCTTTATATATAGAGCCAGAAAGTAATAACTATCACACTTATCTAACCAATAACGGTGTTAACAATAAGTTTACAATACAAACTCGAACATCTAATGGATTTCAAAATTCATTAATGGTTGATCCAACCAATAAATCAATCAATATCTATCCAGATGACACTTGGAAAACATTGCCAGGTGACACTCCACAGATGAACGTCAACGGAGATGTTACTATAGAAGGCAGTTTAACTGTTGTAGGTGAAACGCAGTTTACTAATTCAACTACCTTGCAGATTACTGATAAAAATATTGAACTTGCAGTAGTCTCAACACCAACAGATACAACCGCAGATGGTGCAGGCTTAACCGTTTATGGAACTACAACCAAGTTATTGAGATGGTTGAAAACTGGAATTACAGTTTCAATATCTCCTTTAACTACACTGTCAGCGTGGGAAGTTAATGATAACTTTAAAATACCTTCAACAAACAGTCTATATATTGGAAACAATCAAGTATTAAGTTCTACAACACTGGGCTCAACAATAATAAACAGCAGTTTAACAAATGTTGGACATTTAACAAACTTGCAAGCGGCTGAATTCACGTTTACTGATAATGAGATAACTATAGATCCTGCTTCTAATCTTATTATTACAGTAGGAACTGGAAGAATAATTGAACTCGGCACTAGAGCTAGAATTGCAAACGTAGATGCACCGTCCTTACAGTTTGATGCGGCAAATAAAGAATATGTTGACGATGTTAAAACTTCTATCAATTACTTAACAGTTGATACAACTGGTCTTGCAAGCCCTGCAGATGATGCAATTGCACAGATTGATGCACTAATACCAGCATTGTCTGTTAATGTTAACGACGTTGTTCGAGTGCTATGCTTATCATACACAAACGGTGTATCAACACCAACAGTTACAAGAGTAGTGAGAATTTATCAATGCGAACTTGTTGTAGGAACAAGAACATGGGTATACCAAACTGGACAGGACATTGCAGTATAACGGAGCGATTAGATGACATATTCAATTAAACTTTCAAACAACAACGTATTAGTTGATGTACCAGATGGTGCAATAGACAGCTCAACCGTATCTTTAAACTTAGTTGGCAGAAACGTTGCTGGTTATGGGTTTTATCAAAATGAAAATTTTGTACATTTGTTAGAAAACTTTTCTAAAAATTCTCCGCCTGATAGTCCTTTAGTTGGACAACTGTGGTACGATACCACAGCAACACAGTTAAAAATCTATAGTACAGCTGGAACTTGGAAAGGCATTAGTAGAATTGAATCTGCAACTACTAAACCGTCATTGTCATCATCTAAAAAAGGTGATTTTTGGTTTAACTCTAGTACAAATGAATTGAAAGTTTTTGATGGCACTGATTATGATCTAGTTACTACAAGTATTCCAGGGTTTGGAACTAGTAGATTAGAAGGCGATGTTATATTAGGTACCAAAGATGGCGAGTCAGTTGAATCAAGCAACCCAGTCTTAAAATTATTTGTTGATGATGCATTAATTGGAATAGTGTCAAAATATATTTTTGATCCTACAACACCTATCTTAGGGCTACATGAAAACAGTGGCTCAACTGGAACTGTGACAATTGGTTTAAATTTAATTGGTTCAGCATTAATTAATGGAAAAGTGGATCAGTCATATACGCTAATTGATCCTACTGATGGCCCACTTGCTTCAGAAAGTTTTGTTAGAACTGACAGTTCTTCAGTACAAGAAATGCAGTCTAGTGTTTGGACTAAAGAGCACTTACACGCAGGCATTAGAGATAATGATAATACACAATACCTAGTTAAAATTGGCAATTACGTTGGGTCAAACGCTGACGAAGATTTAGATGGCCATATAGTTTATACTGGCACACGATTAGTAGTTACTTGTGCTGAACCTTTAGAACCAATTAGAGATATTTTATCTTTTGACAGTGGATTATCAAATAAAACAATAGTTAAACCATTAAGTACTGTTGACATTGGCTCTGCGGCAGCACCCTTCAACGCAATCTATTCCACAGCATTAAACGGAAATTTAACTGGAACAGTTACTGGTAATGTTGTTGGTAATATAAATGGCGACAATGCTAAACTTGATAAGATTTTTACAAGAGACGGACTGACTACTGTAACAGATTTAACTAAGCCAACAACTGAATTTTACGGTAAATTTATTGGTAATTTGCAAGGCAACACAACTGGCGATATTACAGGTGACCTAACAGGCAATGTTATAGGCGATGTTACAGGTGACCTAACAGGTAACGTAATAGGTAATGTTACTGGCAACGTAATAGGTAATGTTACTGGCAACGTAACTGGAAATATTACAGGTAATGTACTTGCATCAAACGGACAAGTGGTAATTAATAACTCTACTAGAGAGTTTATTGGCTCATTAACTGGAAATGCAAGTTCAGCATCAGCATTGGCTGTTGCAAGAACTATAAATGGCGTGGCATTTGACGGCAGTCAAAGTATTGTAATAACAGATACTACTAGATTATCAGTATTAGGTGGAACACTTGCTGGTCCGTTGACATTGGCAGCTGACCCAATTGATGTAAGACATGCTGTTACAAAACAATATGTTGACAATCTAATAGAAAGTAGACCATTATTTTTTAGTATAGATACTAAAGGATTAAATGAAACTGGTTCAGGCGCGGGGTCTGTTGTTGAAATTTTAAATGCATTAGCTCCTGTCACAAATATAGCTCCATTAACAATATGTAGAGTTTCTTCAACAATACAAAACATTTCTACTACTACAACAACCTCTTATGGAAGTTTTATTAGTATACATTATGTTAGTAATGTGAATGTAGTGACCACCGTCAATAATCCTACAAGAAATAATGACCTAGTATATAGGGTTAATGCAGGAAGAACAAGTTGGGAATATGTATCAGGTTAACTTAATTAAGAATTATTTGACTAATCCAAGTGAAATTATAGAGATAGCAGAAAAAGAAACTCATAATTTTTCTCTAAGACAAACAAATGAAAAATATAATTTTTCTACTGTGTACGGAGATAGTCAAATGAAATCTCTTTTTTATTTTAATATGAGTGATGAATTAAAGGCAGCTATTTTTAAAACGTTAAGTGATGAAGATAAAACTGCTACTAGCTTTGTAATTAATAGGTATGATTCAGGGGACTTTTTAAAAAGACATAAAGATTCTCAAGGAGCATATTGGAAGTTTAAGTTGATATTTTTAAGAAGTGATAAGCCTCATTTTGTTTGGTACGATAAAGAAGGCAACGGGAATTTTGTTGAAGAAGAACCTGGAGCATATTTAGAAATGCCTATTCATATTGAACACGAAGTAACAGAAATAGGACAAGACGAACAATCAAAGTATAGTCTTGTATTAAGTTGGGGAATATAATGGCAAAAGAAAATAGAAAATTATTGTTTTTAAAATCTACAGGGGTTCTTATTGGCGAGATCACTGCTGACACTGATGAGTCAATATTAGATTTGACTAAGTTTTATATCAGAGATGTGAGCATTGATACTGCAAATCAAGAATATTGGAGCGGGGACTATGCAACTGGACAAATTATGTCTAGACTAGACAAGCCAGTCATTACTGAATCTACATTAAATTACGCTACTAACCTAAAAGTTTTAGAAACTTATTCAATACACAAGCAAATGAATATTTTAGTAGACATGCTAGATAAAAATGCTAGTGAAAAAACCCCAGAATTTGTGGCCATGAGAGACTTTTTAAAGGCAGTTAGACAAGAACATTTACAAAAAGTTCAAGCATATTCAGGCAATTCAGAAGCATATACTTGGGTATCAAAAGAGCAAGAAGCAGCCATGCTTTCTAAGAAAGTAGTTTAATGGTAAATATTAGAAATAACTGAGAGTTGACATGCCATATACAATAAAGAAATTTAACGGTCAAACAATAGCTGTAATACAGGATGGTTCTGTAGATAACATTTCTACAGACTTAAATTTGCCTGGAAAAAACTATTCTGGATACGGAAAATCATTAAATGAGAGTTTAGTATATCTACTAGAAAATTTTGCTAATTCTGTAGAACCAACAAATAAAATAACTGGTCAACTTTGGTTTGACACCAGTGTTAAAAAGATCAAGATTTACAATGGAGTTGAATTTAAACCCTTATAACGGGGTTTGGTAAAATTTTTAAAGGAATCACGCTACCTTCAAGAACAAGTTATCCTAACATTAAATTTGGCGGTGTAGCAAAAACTTCAGAATCATTATTGGTAAACAATATAGAAATTCCTGCGGCTAATTTTGTACAAAATACAGGATCTGGTAATCAAATTATGAATACCAGCTTATCCATTAGAGTTGAACCATCGCTTAATCCAAACGGTTCATTCTCAAATGTTAAAGGTTTATTTTTAGGAAGTTCTGATAATTTCTTTTTAGGATACAATGCTGGAACAGCGTATCTTAATAATATAACTGGATCTAATTTCAGTTTAAGTGTAACTGTTTCTGGAACACTTAGAAAAGTTATTGCTCTTGATAATACTGGTCTAGTACCAGATATTGATAGTGCATTTAGTCTTGGAACAAACACCAAAAAAATTAAAAACGTTATTGCAAACAATTTTGTTGCAGTTGATGACCCTGGATTGCCCGTTGGAAATGCGGCATTTAGAGGAAAAGTAGAAGGAACAACTGTATCTGCTAGTGCTGGATTTGTTGGTAGACTAGTAGGTAATGTAAATGGTAATATAGTAAAAAATGACAACACAGAAGTTTTAACAATCAGTGGCCTAACACCAGTGTTCAATGGAAGAACTAACGGTAGCCATTATGGTAATGTAGTTAATTTAAATGCTCCTGTTGACCAACAAATAGCAGTTGATGTGAGTGGTGCTAGTACAGTTTTTAGAGGTGCGTTTTCTGGTGTATCTGAAACAGCCGCTAAACTAAGAATTGGTAGTACAGACTATACAGGACTAGTTTCCAGTGTTAATCCAACACCATATAGAAATACTGTAGCAGTGCGTGATGCAGACGGAAATTTATCAGCTGTACAATTCTTAGGAACTGCACAACAATCAATATCTATTTTAGATCAAAACCAAGTTCCTAGAGTTGCTTCGATAAGTAACACTCCGTTTACAATTGTAGTTAGAGATTCTAACGGATCTATTCAAGTAGGAAATATCGCTGGTACTGCCACTAACGCAGATAGACTTGGTGGATTAGTTCCGTCTGTATTAAACACTCCAAGTACAATTGTTGCACGTGATGCGGCAGCAGACATATTTGTAAACATTGTGCATGGTACTGCTACTAGTGCTAATTATGCTGACTTGGCAGAAAAATATCTTGCAGATGCAGAATACGAAGTTGGCACAGTCTTAATGATTGGCGGAGAAAAAGAAGTTACTGCCAGTAAGTGGGGTAAACGTGCAATTGGTGCAGTTAGTAATAAACCTGCATATCTAATGAACGATAGTTTAGAAGGCGGAACCATTGTTGCACTAAAAGGCCGTATTCCAGTTAAAGTAATTGGATCCATTAAGAAAGGCGATGAACTAATCGCCTCTGATAATGGTTGTGCTGTTATGTCAGTTCCACATGCTAACGGTGTATTTGCTATTGCTTTAGAAACTAATAGTGATACAGGTGTTAAACTTGTGGAGTGTGTGATTCTTTAAACAGCCATTGGCGCTGAAATTGCGTCGTGACTTTGATAGTTTTCTAAACTAATATCGGACATTGCAAATTTTGTAATGTCCTTTATTTGTGGGTTTAACACCAGTTTAGGACAATCAAATGCTTCTCTTTCTAGTTGCTGTTGTGCTTGCTCTAAATGATTATTATACAAATGCACATCACCAAACGTAATGATTAACTCGCCTACTTCTAAATCACAACATTGAGCAATCATGTGAGTGAATAAAGCATACGATGCGATGTTAAAAGGCACTCCTAGAAAAATGTCAGCACTACGTTGATACATTTGACAACTCAGTTTGCCGTTGTTTACATAAAATTGTGCAAAGCAATGGCAAGGCGGTAGCGCCATTGAATCAAGCTCTCCTGGATTCCATGCTGTGATAATGTGTCTACGACCGTTTGGATCTTCTTTGATGCCCTTGAGCAATTGTTGCAGTTGGTCAATGTGTCGAATGCCCATCTTGTTAACTCCAAAGACTGGAGATCTCCAAGTACGCCACTGTACTCCATAAATCCTACCTAAGTCGTCTTTATGTTTCTTTTGATGTTTGTTGACCCAATAATCTGCGCTAGCATTTTCAGACCAGATAGTCTTCTTATCACTATTTGCGTCACCGTGTAAAATTTCTTTAAGTTTACGTTCGTCACCACTACCTAAAATAAACCAAAGCAGTTCGCTAACTACTGCTTTCCATGCTAACTTTTTGGTTGTAATTGCAGGGAAGCCTTTGTTTAAATCAAATCTAAGTTGCTCCCCAAATAAACTAATTGTACCTACTCCAGTTCGATCTTCTTTTAGTGAACCTTCGTTGATTATTTTTGATATTAGACTGTGATAATTATCCATTAGACCTTCTTACGGTAATGCCAAATTTCAAAATTTTGATTGTTATCTACACCTTCACCAAGCAGACGTCTATCATTCCAGTGGTATTGAATAGATGTTAAATCAATATCTTCTTCGTAGACCACAAACTCTTTAACAATAGTTACACGCCAATCGTCAATGTGATCCCAAAATTCTTTGAACACATTAACACCGCCTGCAATAATAATATTTTTATCTGGGTGTGTTTCTTTAATCATGCTAATGATATCATCAGCAGATCCTGAAACTCTTTTTACATTATCACTTTCTACAAAGTCTACATTGTTAGAATAAACATAAGTTACTTCGCCACGTAAGTGATGATGTGAATCAAAAGATTTTCGACCAACTAATACTATATTATTTTCGGCAAGTTCTTGGTAGGCATCTTTAGCTGAAAATAATTCAAGCCAAGGCATACGGCCATTAATACCGATGCCTCCTACTTCTGTACTAATTACGATTGCTGTTGTTGTCATTTCCTAATTTTGCTGAGGTAAAACTTACCTCACTCCTTATCATGTCAAAATCTAGCAGGTATTCGACCATGCTAACGCCGTGTAGTTCATGGACATCGCCAATTAGTTTCTCCAGTTCTACTGAAGCAGTTTCTAAGTTTCCTGACCAGTCGTCACGTAACTTAGATGCCACATCTATAGAGCAGGTATCTTGGTTTTTGAGTTCAAGTTCTACGCTTGCAATGTATTTAATCGGGATAGCACGTAACGACACGTCTTCCAAAATCTCCCGCCAATTTGCATCCAAGCCAGATACTATCCTAACTCTTCTAGGAAAAGTATTAGAAATAACTGCCCCCTTTAAGCTTCTACAGCTTTGGCAGTTTTCTTCTTTGGAGGATCTAAATCGTCTGCTTGTTTACGTAAAGTTTGTGCTTCCTTAAACAAAGAATCTGCTTGACTACGTAGACTTTTGGCTAACTTAGTATCATCTAACACTTCAACTTCGCCAGCAATATTGGCAACTGGAGTTTCTGTAATTTGTGCAATTTCAGTAATATCAGTCTTCTTACCACCAGCTAGCTCTTCTAAAGATATACCTTTTTGTTCCGCAATAAGTTTGTTCAATTCATCTAAAGAAATTGACTGACTTGGTGTTGGAGTTACAATAACATCTTTAGTTGCTATTTTTCTAAGTTTCTTATTAAAATGCAACCAAGCCAACATCTCGCTGTTATCTGGGAATCTACGTGTTGCAAGAATTGTAGCTAACTCGAATGCACCTTGTGATTCTGGAGTTTGTATCTCGGTCATCAATGCATCGTGATGGGTGGGCCCCAGCCCTTGGGTACCCACCACAAGACAATTGTGTGGATCACCCGGAATAGTTCGAAAAACAATGACAACTGGGGCGTCATTATTTTTCATTTTTCCGACGTGTTTCATTTTATTTTCCTTATTGTTTTGGCGCTTCAGCGGCGCCGTCAGTTTTAGCAGGTGCAATATGGTTTAGAAAAGCTTCTAAACGATTGTACACTTGACCAACACTTGCTAGTTCGCCTGCTTTGAATGTACCACGTTGACTTGCAACGTCAATAATAGTACGTAGTGCTTGCAGATCGTTAACAGTTAGATCAGGTGCGGCTGCTGGTGCTGGTGTTGCTTCAGCGGTTGTTGCTACAGTTTCTGTTGCTTGTACTTCAGTTTGCTCACTCATTTATTTCTCCTATTTTCTAAATATGGGCATGTAAGCATGAACATTGTCAATTCTCTTGGATCTTCAAATCCAATTTTAGTTGACTCTGTCATAAAATTTCCATTAGATATATTAAGCTCTGATTGCACACAAAACCTACTATTTAGGTTTGTATAAATCCATCTTGTTAATGTAGGTTTATCACAATCTACATCAACATAGACACTTTCAAAATGCTTTGGAATACGATGTACTACTCGATAGTCCAAAACGTTTAAAGGATTCAGTGTACCATTTTTCAGTGGCATAATAATCTACGCAGTTTATTTATAATGTGCGTACTGACCGAATGGAGATTTTATTTCTTCTGGTCCGTGAATAATGAACAATGTATCACAGTAGTCTTCATCTCCCCAGCTTCCGCATGGATATCCGTCAGTAAACATTACAAATTTCTTAGGTTCAATCCCTTGCTCTTTCATGAAGTTATAATTACAGTCAAAATCAGTACCGCCGCCACCTTTAATTTCGTAAGAATCTAAATCCTGACCATTATCAGCACTAAATTTGGCATAGTTATATACTTCAGTATCAAAGCACCAAAGTTGGATATTATAGTCAACATACTCGTCCATAATTCCCTTAACTTCACTTAAGAAGTCTTTGGCTTGAGCATCACCAATTGAACCAGACATATCAATACCAATACAGATATCGATAGTTTCATCATTTAGCATACCTGGCAAAACTGCACCAGTATGCCAACCTTTTCGGCTTGGACGCATAAAACTATAATTGCTACGAAGAATACTTTGAATATTCATACGTAACAATTGACGCCAATCCATTTTTGGTTCTGTGAGATCTTTAAGAAGACGTTGAACACCTACAGGGACTCGACCTGCACCAGCCGCCTGAGCAGCCGCAACCATTGCTTCCTTTAATTCATCTCGAATTTTTTTCAATTCTTCTTTACTATATTTGGGAGCACCGTTGCTATCTTTGTCTCCGCCTTCACCATCTCTGGGATCGCCTTCTTCATCCCAGTCCATATGGTCATCAAGAAGTTCGCCAAGTTGTTTTAGGAACTCATCAGCATCAACAAACTTAACATTCTTCATCAAGTCATCATAAATTTCTTCTGCGCTTTTGCCACGGTATTTAGAGTCCAAGCAAATTTGCACTTGGTCAATTTTTTCACCAATGCGTTCGTCAACTAAAATTTGGTTAACAGCAAAGTCACAAGCATAGTTAAAAAATCTTGGATCTCTGTCTAATCGACGTGTAAGGTGATCAAATACATTGTGCAATGTTTCATGACCAAAAAGAAACTCGCATTGTTTTGCACTGAGCTTTTTAACAAAGTCAATGTTGTAATAAAAATTACGCCCATCAGTGGCGGCAGTAGGACACCATTCACTAGCATCAATAAGTTGTAAACGAGTAGCTAAATTGCCAAAGAAAGGTTGGCGTAGAAGTAATCCTACACGAGCTGTAATGAGCTTTTCAATTGCATCATTTTTCTCTTTAGTAGTGTATTCTCGCTTTTCAAGAACTTTCTTATTGTTCTCGTCTTTCATTACAGTAGCGGACATGTGTTACCTTTCTTACGTTTATATAGTATATTTTAGCATAAAAATATGAAAAAGTCTATAAAAGAAAGGGCTTTTCAGCCCCTTCTTTGTTATTTTTGCACTTTATTTTTCAAGGGCAGTAATAACATACTTGCCAAAACGATCATGGAACTCATCAAAGTTCTTCATTTCAGCTGGATCAAATGGCAGTTGGAAGTTAGTAAGAGCAGTTTTTGCGCCCATAACAACAATCTCAGTTGGGAAATTGTCCATCATAAAACGGAAGAAGTTGTCTGCCATGCTATCCCAATCTTTGGCTTTCTTATTATGACGCTCATCAAGCTCATAGCACATGCCAATAGTCAAAGAATACATCGCTGAAATTTCTTTAATTTTCAACTCTTTTACTTTGCCATCGAGGATTTCAGATGGGTTAGGCAACTGACCAGAAATCTTACGGTGTGCCATAAACTTAACAGCAAGACCTTCACCAACACATCCTGCAACCAAATCAGTCAATGTACCAATATCGTCATCATCTTCGTCTAACAATTCGCTAACAAATGACCAAGTGCGTGGAGTAGCAAATGAACGACTTGCGGATTTAGGATCAAAGTCGTACAAGTCTTGTTTTGCATAGTTTAGATAACCAGCAACGTCCTTGTGTATTTTGTTTGAAGTGGCCCACTGATTCCAGTCATCAAAGTCTACACGCAATTCCAAGTGAACAAAACGGTTAGCCAACGGAGCTGGCATACGATAAGTAACACCTTTATCAGTTTCACGGTTACCTGCGGCAACAATGCTAACACCTTTTGGCAGTACATAAGTACCTACACGACGATTCAAAATAAGCTGATAAGCCGCCGCTTGTACACTAGGAGGAGCCGCATTAAGTTCGTCCAAAAACAATACGTCGGTGCATTCTGGGTCACTAGGAAGTTCAGCTGGAGGAGCCCAACTCATAGTATTTTCAACAGCGTTGTAATATGGAATACCTTTAATATCGGTAGGTTCCCAAAGAGGTAAACGAACGTCAATTACGTTACGTCCATTTTCATTTGCAATCTGTCGAACAATGTCCGACTTGCCAATACCAGGCGCACCCCACATAAAAATAGGACGTTGTTTCTTAATAGCTCTACGTATTGACTTTTTAGCCTCGTTAGGGGTGACTGTACGATTTGCACTAATTTCGCTCTTTGCCATTTGTTACCTTTCTAAAAACAGAATTAAATGTTTACTGTCTTTATATTGTAATGCCAGTAGGACAAAAAGTCAACTACTTCTTCAAGTTTCTTTGTCGTGTTGCTCGTTTTGCTCGCCCAAATTTGGTGAGATCACCATCAAATAACACTAGTTGTAGTGCAGTTTTTTCATGGGTTACCAAAATTTCTTCATTGGTCAAGTAGTAGGGACAATCAATAAATCTGTCCAAATCAATGATCATTTTGTTAGTGATTACTAACCCAATTGGAAATCTAATTTGGTAAAATTTTATTTCAGCATTGGTGTTAAAGTATTTGTATCCCTTGTCTGATAGTCTAAATCTTCTATCTTCAGCAGAACGCCAGTTTACCCACCATGCTCTATAAAGCATATTAAAATATTTTGGGTCACTGCTATAATTTTCGTCGTTTGAAATTAATGCTTTAGTGATATCAGTCTTGTTCATTAACTGGTTCACCAGTTGTTAATTTGTACACACAAAAATCTTTGCATTCAAACATTTTGTTCAATTTGTTAGAAAGATTGTGTGCATGACCAGGATTACTAAAAGATACTTTTTTATATTTAGGTCCAGGATAACTACTAACCATACTAGTGGTTTTTAAATTGACTGGTTGACCTTTATAAAAAACAGCCCAAATGGCATCACTCTCTAAAACCTGTTCAGTTTTGTAGTTCTTTTTATTTGTACTTTCTAATAGTATTTTTGGCTTTGGTCTACTCATAAACTACGTATCCTTGTTTATATACGTAGTTTATTTATTAAAAAGTACCGCCATCCATCGACACTGAAATTACCCCGTCATCGCTTGTTTTGACGGCTTTATCAAGGTTACCAACTGCCCTTGCTAGTACTAATGTAAGATTTTCTACCAATATCTGTGCTTCTTTAATATCTAGCACAATTTGTTTTTGATTTGTCTTTTTAGCGGTATAAACTTTACTAGCAAAATCTTCAATTATATAGTTATTAATCTCGTTCACGATGTGCCTTTGAAAGTTCAAGTCTTACTTCTGCGTCTGTATGAAATGGTCCACGATAAGGATATCTTTCCAAAGTAATTAATTTTGGACAATGACTTTTGACCCAGCCTTTTGGAAATTTAATCAAATAATGACCAGCACAATGTCTACTAATACTCTTTGCACTTTTTGTATAAATTGGAAGTTTACGTTGTACATCATATAATGGATTGTGTGGAAATGTTTTAGTTTCGTAACCGTAAACATCTTTGGTCTTACTTGCTTTGACAGAGTATGGAGTTTCAACAATTAAGTCCATAGCCTGTTCTACTTCTTTCAAGTCATGAAATTCAATTTTAGTTCCGTTAGCAAAAAATACATAACCTGATTTTTCTTTACTTAACGTTCCTAATTTAATTCCGTTAGTTTCAACTATCCACTCTTTATTTGGGATTAATGGTTTAGCACATGGTAATGTCATATAACTCCCCTTTTTTTATTTTTGGTATCTAGCATTAAATGGGTCAGCATAAGTTTGAATGTTTTCACTAATTTTGGTAAGTTCATAACTGGCACAAAATTTTAACATTTTAACACCTACTTGACCTACTTCTTTTGAAACAGCATTAGTCTTAATTGTTTCGTCAATTATTTGTCTAATAGCTTCTGGCTGTGCAGACAAATCACAAAGTAGTCGATTACGTTGATAGTCGTCCAAAACTCTATGCTCTGCACCTTCATGATCAACCCACTTTTGGAGCATGAGATTATTCCAAGCATAGCCTTTAGTACTGCGATCTTCAAACGCTTCAATAAGACCAACTTTACTTTTTGTTCCTTTAGTCCTTACACCAGGATATGCTGAGAAGATATTATCACTCGTATCGCCACGCATACATTTCTCAAAAAGTAACCACTCTGGATTAGGAGCAGGTTTTTCTTCTCCTGTTTTTTTGTCTTTAACTCGTTTACCTTTTGAATCAAAATAACCTTCGTGAGTAGTTGTAACTTCACTTACTCCGTTATATTGTTTAACATTCGGGGCAATTAGTTGTGCAAAATCGCCATCAGTTGAAATAATAACGTGGTTGTCATTTGGATGACTTTGCACCCAACCAGCAATCAAATCGTCTGCTTCAAGCTGTGGATTTTGTAATACTGTACAGTTAGTCTTTTCAGTAACAAACTGCTTAAACTGATCAAACGTTTCCCAAAAGACTCTTTCTTCTTCTGCTTCTTTTTCGTTATGAGCGGCTCTTGCATCTGACCTATTACGTTTATATGGCCCGTAGTGATCTTTGCGCCACGAGCGACCTTCGAGGCAGAAGATAACATGACTGCCATTAAAGTCATTCCATGCTTTTCTGACACTGTTAAAAGTGACGTGTAAACTCATTCCAATCTTAGTTTCAAGATCACCTTTAATTGCATGCCTAGCACGAAAAAACGTGTTTGCAGTATCTACGAGTATATATGACATTAACTTACTTCCGATTTGCCGTTGCCTAAATTGTTTATATTGATGTAACCACTTCCTCTACGTTCCATGTTTACACCTTCTTCACTGCCAATGTTCCTACATAAATTTTGGAACCAAACATCAACGATGCTTTCTTCAGTTGGACCATCGTAACCGTGACCTTTTAATTGTACTATAAAGTACTCGTTCCAGTCAAGTTCAAAGAATCCATTTGACGGATTGTCAGGATTGACGTGTGTTTCTAGTACTGCTACCCACGGCAATTTTTTTCTAGTAGCTTCTGCTTTTGAAATAGATTGACTAGTTTCTTTTTTAGCTCTAGGTTTTGTTGCTGGCTTTTCTTTATAAGATTTTGCAATAGTCTTATCTTCAGCAGCCACTGTTCTTTTTCGAGTAGTTTTTTTAACTGGCTCTTCTTTTACTACAGTTGTTTTTCTAGTTACCATATTAAGTTCCCCATGCGTTTCCAAACAAGTCCACATGCAATCTAGGACTAAATTTAAAACCTTTTTGTAAACAAAGTTCTGCAACTTGGCGTGCAGTCTTAGCCTGTCCTTCTTGAGTTGCACCACAAGGCATCAAATAAACATCACAGAATATTTCTTTTTCCTTATAAAGTGCAATAGCTTTTTCAACTTCTAAAACATCTTGTTCATCAGTTACAACAAATTTAAAATAAAAGTTTCTACCAGGAAGACCGTAATATTGAGCCGCAACTTCTGGCTTAATTGCTTCTTCCCACGCTTCACCTGAACTAGTTAACTTAGGACTGCAACTCCATGTAAATTTAACAAAGTAGTTTGGATCTCTAGAAGGACCAAAACTAAGGTCTAGCATCATTTGAATAAAGTCTTGCTTTAGTTCATGCGTAGTGTTTGTCTCAAATGTTACGTTTTTAATATCTTTAAATTGCGGCTGTTTTAGCAAAGCCGCTATTTGCTTTTGCCACATTAATGGCTCGCCACCTGTAATAACAAGATGTACATCTTGACCATTATCACAAGTCCACTTACCTTCTGGAGTCATTGCGGTTAGTTTTTCAGCAATGATATCTACAGTGTCCCAAGTGGCTAAATGTTTGTATTTTGCACTCCAGCTGGCGCTTGTATCACAACCAATGTTACTAACTGGTAATTCTTCAAAACTCTTATATGCATTTGGATGATCTGGATTTGCTCTTGGATCGTTGTTGTGTGGCATTTGATCAATTGGGATAAAGTTATCACGTGGCTGACCAAAGCCTCTACATTCAAAATTGCAACCAAATGTTCTAAAGAAAACACTGGGCACTCCTACAAAGCGACCTTCGCCTTGTACACTATAAAACATTTCGCTGTATCTAATTTTTTCCATATATGATTCCAATTTATAATTTATTATACTATTATTTAGGATATTTGTCAAATGATTCTAATTGTTTTTTACGACATTCTTGTTTTGCCCAAATTGGAATATCTGGACTTATTTCAGATAGTCTACAATCAATTATGATCACATCTCCCTTTTTTGGAATACTGTAATACATTGTTGCACCTAAAGCAAAAATGGCTACAATAAACAATAGTGATATTTTTACAATCTCTCGCTTAGTAGTATTCGACATAGATTTGCATCCTTTACATTATTAAAAATGAAAAACATGGCATCTTGGTCAGGATGACTAGTATAACGTCCTCCAGGTAGACCAAATACTTCTAATACCATAGAACAAGTTTCGTTCCACCAAAACCCGTTTTGATTATCCCATGTAACTTTTACGGTTGTGTCACTCATCTTTTTTAGTATCAAATGGCCAAGAAGTAGCTTGATATTTTTCAATACCAATATCTTCTTTAATAACTTCGTTATATGAATCCTCATCAACAAGGTCAATTTTTACTGGTCCATAAATGAGAACGCCATCATCTTCAACTTGCCATGCGTGGTCACCATCATAGATCCAAGCCGTGCCCCATCGACCTTCATCGTCTTCTAAATCTCCACGGCATCGATTTTCAATTTCTTCTTTTTCTTCGTCAGTAAACTCGCCTTGAAATTCAATATGTACTGAACATAAGTCATCTAGTTCACAGCCCCAACCAATACTAGTATTACAATATATAGAATTTACACCATGACCGTAGTCTAATACAGGATCATCTAATTCACGGAACCCTTGACCCCATCGATACCACTCGCTTACTATAAAACCTCTAACATCACCGTTAGGTAGTGTTTCGTAAACGTCAACATAAAATTCTATGTTTTTCTTTTCTAAAGGAGTAATCTTATATAGTTGTGCCATATCAATGTTTATGACCGCAGTCGCAGTCGCCTTTTGTAAAAAAGTTTTTGATTGATTGCCATAGATTAACATATCTAAAATGATAGTTTGTTAGAATTGGTGTATGATGCGGACATCTGCCTTGTCTATAATCACAAGTTGCACTATATTCGTTACCACAAGTCTGACATTTCATAATTAATCCTTAAAGTATTTTTCCATTACTTCTAGTTTGTCCATATACTCTGCAATTTGCGCAACTTCTTTTTCAATAGCATCCATTAAATCTGTGTGATCGTGAATAGCCATTGGATTCGCTAGCATGATATCGACATTCATTTTGTGTTTAAGAATGTGTGCTTCAAAGTGTTGTTTTAATGTGCCTACAATTTGTTGTCTCATTTTGATTTCCTATAGTTACCTTTTTCTGGAATGACATGCCTTACTCCGCCTGTTGGATCTTCCATGTCTCCTTTACGTCTTGGGATTAAATGTACATGTGGCCAATCTACTGTTTGTCCTGCAGATAACCCAATATTAATACCTACATTAAATCCGTCCCACTCGCCTGCTTGTACTTTTTTTATTCCTAACTGAACAGCATCGTTCATAGCGTCTGCTAAAACATGTGTAGTGTTGTACTTTGGTACAAATAACAAATGTCCTTCTGTAACTGGATATTTGTCTGCAAATACTTTAACGTGGAAGTCTTCTTCAATTAAATTGTCCCACGGAGCATTTTTTGAATCTTCTATAAATGGTGGTTCAGTTGGAACTATTTTATATAAGTCTGTCATTTTGTCCACCACTCCTCGTAAGGAAATTCAATCCAAACATCATTCTCTGCTTTATTAATTTCCTCACCTGCAAAGTCCATTTTAACAGATGCTTTACTGGCTAGATTATCAAATAATACAGCAAACTTTACATTGTTGTTCCAAACAGTTTCCCAAGATTTATCATTGGGCATACATCCACTTGGCCAATCATCTAATATCCAATTAACTGTGTTACCTTGATCATTAATATCATCTACTATTAATATATTTTTTCTAGATAAAACATTACTAGTTTCACCATCATTAAATTCTCTGTCTTCTATATTGACATAACCGTATGCATCTTCTGCCATGCCAAGGTCGCTAACACACTCGCCACCATCTCGCAAACTTACTTGCAATGGGCGCATTGGAACATTCAAGTAATGACTAATCATAACTGCTGGTAAAAGACCGCCTCTGCTAATACCAACAATGTAATCTGGTTTCCAGTCACTAAGAGTTATCTGTCTACACAGACTGCTGACTAAATTTTTAAATTCAGTGTATGTTATTATGCGCTTGTTCATACTTGTCCTTTAAGTATTGATTGTTATGTATCCATTTGTTGTTTACCCAGAATCCCCATTCTTGTCGTTGTGGGCCTGGCATAAACAAAGTCCAGGGTGTTACACCCTCTTTTAATTCAATACGGTGATAACTGTTAGCACTACAAAGTCTAAAATGTCCAGGGCCACGCCAATGTTTAGTTTCACCAACCATTTTGCCATATTCAAAATTAGGTGTGTATTCATAGTAACCGCCTGCTAGTATCAGTGTAGCATACGGCCAAGGATGATCGTGTACATCGCCTGGATCACCCTTATGGAACTTGTGCAAGAATACGTTAAACGGAAATGTTTTACGATCCTTTAAGAACAAGTAGTAACGTGTAAGTAAAGGCTCATCGCAAGTACGGTCCATAATAACACGTTTACGGTCTTTAGATTCGAGCCAATTAAGGAAATGACTGGTAATCTTCATCGTTTTCTTCCTTACAAAGTTCGTAAACAGTTTTAAATTGATCCCACGCTTTTTGAAGCGCAGGATACTGATTACACATTTTACCCAACTCTACGGCTTTAATGTTGTACTCTAAATAATACTGGTGTTGCTGATCAAAGTCTAAATTCATC